AGAATTAATACGTTAGAGACTTGCACGGTGACAGCGCCCACGATGCGAGAAATATTTTTAATACCCTGTATTTCCTTTATATTGGCGATTAAAACGTCCCAATCACCATTGCCTCGAATGTACTCATAAGTGTCTCTCATGCCGTCGATGGAAACATTCACTGCAACACTCTTAAACTTAGGCCAGTACTCATAGATGTTGCGTGATCCTTTGCCTAGCATAGAGAGATTGGTTGCATACTTGATCTCAATCTGATGTCCATATGTACTCAGCATGTCTAGAATGCGGTAATGCTGTGGGTCCATCAACGGTTCGCCCCCAGCAAACTCTACTCGACGGAAGTGTGGCAACAGTTTCTCTAGTGAACCCCACCATAATGGATTGTCTTGGAACTTGTCTAGAAATGGCTTACGCTCTAAGTTATGTTCCTCTACTATAGCGTACATGATGTTGCCTTCACGCTTATAGAAGTCTTTGACAACACCCCAATCGTTCCAGCTTGTACTATCCATAGGATGACACATACGGCATTTAAGATTGCATAGGTTGTTTAGTTTTAATTCCATCGTAGGGATAACAAATGGCAACGAATAATCATCATTTAAACCGTCTAATGCGTCAGGATATAAGTTGATGCGACTCTCTGGGATACGATCTGTAATGTGTCTCTGTCTTAATGACTCAACACCTTGATCTTCTAATGAAAAGCATGGCTCGCACTCTGGGGGACGCTCATCATTTAACACTTGCTTGCGTATACGCTTCATAGTGTCATTGTTCCAGATACCCTCTAATGAATCCTTGTCTATGAACCCCACAGGATGACTACGGCAGCAAGCTGTAATAGCCCCATCTTCCCTTGTAGCAAGCCCGGTAAAAGGATGCATACAGAATGTTTTACTGTTTTTATTACAACTCATTTTGTTTTAACGCCCAATCTCTTTCTTTGCACCAGAAGCATTCACCGCATAAAGGAACATAGTCTCCCACACTGTATGTAATGTAGTTGACATTATCGAATTCACCCTCACAGCTACGGGTATTGTTTAGTAACTGTAGTATATCTTTGTCTTTATACTGTTTAATGACCCATGACTTCTCAATGAATCTAAAAGGATGCACAGCAATGCGCCCCATGTGTGTCATTAGTCTTAAATGCTTATTGTCTTCTGTAGGCTCAATGTCACGCTTTTCCATACCCTTGAAGTCTACATTACGGGGATTACGTGTTACAGCGTTATAGTATACGTCAATGTTCTCTTGATGACAGATATACTCGGCGAACGACCGTATCTCAATGATATCCCCGGACGATTGTTTACCATACTCATCTATTAATGTAGCACCCTTGTCACCCCATTCAATATCGGGTGGGATAAAGTTCTCATAGCGTGTAAAGTGTAGTGTACGGAACCGTTTCAATAGCCATCCGTATACATCTAATTGATTGTACTTCTGCCAAGGCCTGGTCTTCCACATGCGTATATGTGATATAATGAATACATCGATGGGTAGTTTATTAGACTCAATATGTTCGCATAACAGATAAGCTAGTAATGCACTGTCTGCGCCCCCGCTTAAGCTAATGGCTATACTCTGTATATCGTTGTCAAAGGGTATACTAACCCCGTCTACTATAAATTCATTCATGTCTGTACCTTATTAATGGGCTTAATCCTACTGGCTGATTGTCTCGTAATGCTAGATAGACACTATTAGTGGGTGTCAAGTTAAAGTCTCTGCATATTCTATAATATGTCTCACTGTACTTGTTCCATAAGTAGTCTACGGGTAGATTACGTATAAAGTGTAAGCCGATCATTGCTGGGGCACGTAGATTCATATTAAAATCGTTCATTATTGTAACACTGTCTGGGTTAATTTGTCTAGTATAACGGAGTCCTACTCTATTCCACCCTAGTCCTAAACCCTTGCTTAAACTAATACCCACTGACTGTATTGCACTATGAGTAAAGTCAAAGGATATATCTCTGCATGTTGTAAGCCAGGCACCGTCTATATGCACGGGGATATGTTTCTCTGTGCATTCTGTTAATAGTTCTGTCATGTTATTGTGTACGGCCCCGATGCTAGGGAACGGCATAGCAATGATTAACGGTGTATTATGTGCTAGCTTTCCCAATGGGGATACCACGCATAATTTTAAGCGGTCGTGGTAGCGATAATCGCCTTCTAATACTTGAACGGGACCCTGCATATAAAGATTATCTATATATTGGGTGCAGCCGTTAATTATATCGATACGATTAAAACTATCTAATCCCGTGATGTTGTTTAACTTACTACTGTTAAAGTAATTGTCTGCTTCTATCTTAAAGTTACTGTATACACTATTAGATATATCCCTGTCTAACTTGCCACTTAATACATCTTGTATCATACTCTCTATATGATTATCACTTAATGGGCTTGGGCGGTCAGTCTCTAAGTACTGTATATCATAATTGGGTGCGACTCTTAAGCGTTCCATAACTTATTCACCCCGTCTGTATAATCTAATAACACCCCTTCATCATAGTTCTCTAATGCTTTAACAATGTAATCAAAGACCATATCGTTCTTTAATTGTCCGTCTAAATGATTAGGTCTATCGTCTATCATAGGGTATTTAAACGTGTTGCCATTAACTGCTGACAAACTCATTAATGATGGGCGTACTTCTACCCCATGCTTCCAATCGTGTACATAATTGATATTCTCTGGCTTAAAGCTATCTAAGTCCCAATTCTTTACGTTACCAATGCTCCATAAGTTAATTATCTTAGTGTTCTTTAATTGACTCAGTATGTTATTGTCTATATACTGTAAGAAGGATAGATACTCTAACTGACTCTTCTCCTCGTCATATAGATGCATAAAGTATTGTTGTGCAGCATCCCATATATCTTTACTGAACCAATTCTTTTCATTGGGATAAGTCTTACTGAACCATTCTTCTTTCTTACTGTTATATCCGTTTAATGCATTACTCATGTGAATGCTGCGACATACAGGGTGATATAACCGTTGAGGGATAGTGTAGAAGAACACACATACATCGGGTATACTATTACTTTTAATCAATGGGTTTAATTGCTTTAATACCATGTCATATAAACTACTTCCACCCATGCCCGTGTTGACTATCTTTAAGTGTAGTTCATCTACACACAACTCCATATATGTACGGTAATTGTTGTCTATGCTGTGCTTATTGTTTACATGCTCACAGAAGCTATCGCCAAAAAATCCTATTGTTTCCATTGTTCTCTCGGTAGTGAAAATTCTATCTTCTTGCTCACGCCGCATGTTCTAGCGCATATAAGCAACTTCTTTGTAGTCCAGTAGTCATCCCACATCGTTTGATATGATGTACTGTCTATAATGTCCTCAACACTGCGTAGTAATGTGTTGACTTCCCCTATAGTGTTAACCATATCTACGTGCTGACTGAGCAACATGCTAGTGATATCCTTGATCTTATCGTTGTCTATGTATGTACGCATGTAGGGTATGTTAGCAGTATGACAGCAAGGGTATAGATTACGATGTGCATCTATGTATACTTCCTTGTCTTCTTTGACCTTACAGTTGATAACCGTGTCTTTCATTATGTCAGCAAACGATTCAATAGTCTTTAAGTCTATGAACTTCATGGGCGTGTCAGTAGATGGTTCGATACTATGCGTATACTTACCTGTCTTGTCTACTACATTGACCTTAGGCTCTAGCATAAAACGACTACTATTCTTCACAGTGAACACTTTAAAGCCCATGTCTGTTGCTATTTGTCTAGCACTATCAACTTGATGCTCGTTGTGCTTGAACTTGATGTATACCCACTCAGCACTGCCCCCGGCTTCAATGAACGTTCTAGCATTACGTACAACGTTGTCATACGTTGTACCTACTCTATATAGACTGTGTGTATCACTTAACCCGTCTAATGCAAACGTCACTAGATGGTTAACGGGCAATACATTAGCTAGTCTAGTCCACCATTCACTGTTACGTGCGCCGCCATTTGTATGCACTCTGATGTATAGTTTTGGGTTGACTGATACTGAATACTCTATCATATCAAGTAAGTCGTTGTTCATCATAGGGTCACCGTAGTTCCCACAGAAGTAATAGCGATTGATCTGCTTTAATACAGACTCAGACATGATTGTTTTGAACTCGTCTAAGGTCCAGTTAGTTACTTTGATCAATGGGTTCTCTAGTCCCCCGTTGATGTTTCTGCTGCACATGGGACAGCTAGCTTGACAGTTGTTTGTTATCTCTAAGTGTATGTCTTCTAATTGATCGAACCTGAACATTGTTTGCCTATAATCATGTATCTTGTGTATAGTGGAAGCACAAGTTGTCCAGACCATAACGTGTTGATCTGACTCTGTGATTCGAATTCTATTAGACTATTTACTGGGCGAACGTGCTCTGGAATTATATAGTTGTTGCTTTGCAGTACTAACAAGCTATCGTGGGGTAACTTACTTAGCCATAACTCATACTGATCTTGCGTGATATGCTCACACGATGTATTGATAATGATATCACTGTCTGATCTGATAGTAGTCATATCACTTGTGACAGCACGAAACCGTTCTTGTATCTGTTCCATTCTGTTCATCATGTTGCTAACTGACTCACACCATGGGTCAATGTCTATAGAGCGTATGTTAGTTACGGGGATATCTGATTGGAACAGCATACTAGCAAGCACTCCCACCCAGCCACCGTGTATGTCTACTGATGAAGATTTGTGTACATATGGAGTAAGACTATCTATTAGCCACTCTTTGCTACTAATCTGTCCCCGCCAGAATGCGTCTAGTGTGCGCTTAGTGTCATTACTATCTCTTATAGCGCACATCCAATAGTGCAAGTGTTCCGTATCTATGTTCATATTATGTTTGCTTCAGTTAAACACTGTTGAATGTCTGTAGCTATTCTTTCTTGCGTCTTTATTCCCGGGTGATCATCATCTAATGCTTTGTCTATGAAACGTTCTACGTGTATGTCTTTAAAGGGTATGTCAACGTAGCTAGGCTTATGTGACTTAAGCTGACTATAGTTGATAAAGAAGTTATAGTGCTTGATGTTTAAGCTACTCAGATACAGGTTAGCGTGATGAATGTGTAGCCATGATCTCATAACTAAGTCTGTGTTATTGTGTGCAAGCATCCAGTTAGTAGTTACATCGTCATTCATCCAGTTACCTACATGCGTTACTCTGTTCGTATAGTCTCTGTTAGTGTTGAACATACTTATATGGGGCATATAGTTCTTATTGAATATCATATCTCTACTGGGAAAGCTCCACATGATGATACATACAGAGTTCTTATCGAACTTAGTATTGAGTATTCTATGTAGTATAGCCATGTTACTAAGTCCCGGCCCGCTACTGTTAACTACACTATAGTCTAAGTTCTTAGCTAGTACTGCAGGCCATGCATAAGAACTACATATGTTACCCGGATTGTTATTTACCCAGCAATCGTCTAACCCGTGACCGTACGTGTATGAGTCACCGAAAGCTACTATCTTGTTCATAATTCTAAATTGTCTTTAATCTGTGTTGCTAAGTTATATAGTGTCATTCGTCCCGGGTGCATTAAATCTCTAGCTTGATCTACCCATGACACACTGGGCATGTTTAGTTTGTTAACAGTATCACTAAAGAAGCTAGTCTCATAGTACTTTGTCTTGTTAGCCCATAACTGTTTACTGATCATTTGACACATTACCGCATGAGTTAATGCATGTGCAGGGTCAGTACTGTATAAGTCAATGTAGTCACCTTTCTGCATATCCCATGGCCCATGATGCGCTACATTACGTTGATGATAGTATGTAGTTCTATCTAAGCTACTGTAGATATGAATCACAGCTTTGGGCGTTGGCTTACTGTTACTAAGTATGATGCTATTATACAGACTATATTCTATTGACGATGCTCCCATACCCATATTGATAACGGGTGTGTTTGTTAACTTGCTTAACTGACTACTCAGTGTATCGTCTTCATTCAATCCCACCCCGAACACATTGCTGCATCCGAACACTACTATACTGTTAGCCCAATCAACTGTATTGAACTCAGTTGTACGATAGCCATGACGATTTAACTTATACTCTACTGTGTTAGTACGGTAGTACCAATCTATACTCTGAGTCTTTAGATTTTCATTGTATAGTTCTTCAGTATCAGTCCCACTAAACTTGTCATGTGATCTAGTACCAACGGGAAGAAAGTGACCCTTTCTTATTCTATCCGGGGTTCTGTCCCATACAAAGTCATAGCTCATAACTTCTCTTTAGGTATCTTACTATCTGCGCTAGATACGCAACTGTTTGTAGTACAGACTACGGGCTTCTCAAAGATAGTAAAGCCACCGCTAAGTGTTCCCAATGGTAAGTCCCCACAACTATAGCTACGCTTTACTTCGTCACTACGTATAACTATACCCTGATACCCACTGTTACACATCCATCCTTTGAACTTATTGAATCCAAAACTGTTGAATCGTTCAGCTTGATCTAGCCAATATACCTTGTTCTCATTGTCTATTAATTTAACTTGTAGTACGGGTTCATCGTTAGCTTGTTGCGGGTAACCGTTGCGCATGATCTGTATCATCTCGTCTGTATACCCTGAGACAACATGACTAGCTGTAACGTCACTCTGTGGCTTTAGCGTAACGTTGATTCCTCTACTGTGAAAACGGTTCAGTCGTTCATAGCTTTCCCAAAAGAACTCGGGAACCATAACTTGATTAACTGTTACATACACTTGTTCGTTCATCAGTGCTAGTATCTTGTCTCCAAACTCACTTTCCTTAGCAAACTCTGCATGATAGCTAGCTGTAAGACTTCTACGCTGTAGCATCTCTGTAGCTCGTGCACAACGTAGCCACCATGCA